GTCGTGATGGTTTCTTCGATCAATGATGTCTGTGTGATTTCCGCTGTCAGCGGTTCCGCAATGTATACGGAAACAGGATTGCTCCAATCATCTGAAGCCCTTCCGGAGGCAGATACAACCCGAACAACGAGCGTGTGCGTTTCTCCATAAGACCATGTCCTGATCTCATCATGCGCCGGAATATCAGCGTGCTGAGCCGTCTGAACAGATGCGATTGGTGTATATACATTCTGGCCTTCAACCTCTGAAACTTCTGCGATTTCCGCATAGGCCTGAGGCGTTCCATCGCCTGTCGAGTACGCCCACGAAGCTGTTACAACGCCATCCTCTGTAATAACAGGCGGTTGCAAGTCTAGTGCTGGAATGGATGGTGCTGACGCAAGGTCAATCGGAATGATCGGTGAATATGCACCATAGTTCTTGTTTTCACCAGTGCCCGCAAACAGTCGAACCCTGACATACCACACCATGCCAGGCTCCAATCCACTAATGTTCCAGGCGGACGCTCGAATGCTGCTGATTTCGTATGTGTCAGGCTCATCTGTTGATTCCCATGCATCTTCGTGATTCGCCCATGAAATTTCGGCACCGTTGGCCTGTGACCATGTCCAGTCGAATGTCACACGAACCGTTCCGGAGATGTCTGTCGGAGATACTGCGACATTAGTCGGTGCGATCGGAACAACTCCGCCACGCTTTACAACTTCCGACTGCATTCGCTTCGTGATTGCGTAATAGGTAACCTCTCCGCCTGTTTTTGGATTGCTCGGCGAATAACTTCCAACAACAGCATAAACGCCGAATGCTACGCCCTCGCCGGAGCCCCAGTCTGGACACTGCACATTGACTGTTGTTTCGCCGTGCGGGATCACTCCAATGTCTTTTCCGTCAGGATCATCGTTTGTATAGATTCGGATGACCAAGAAGGAGTCCGGAACAGAGGAACCGTTGTTTGCTTCAACCGTAACCTGATGTGTCACGGCGTCAGATTCGATCGATGTGATGGTTGGTGCTGTCAGTGCTCCAATACCGCCACTTACAAGGTATGGCGTGCCGTATGACGGAAACTTCCGCCAATGATTGTCAACGCGGACAAATAAACACTTATCAAAGCCAACCGTTGTATCGATTGAGAATGATGTCGAATCAACCGCCCATGTATCACCCTGTGTTTTTACTGATGTGAAACTTGCGTCATCCGGACAGACCATGCCCGCATTTGGTGTTACGATTGAGTACAGAACCTCTGTTTTTTCAATCGGATGTGCGTTGCTTGATGGTGAATCCCATGAAGCATTTACGGTATATCCACCATACGATCCAATGCTTGCAGTTGCCGATTTCATGGTTGATGCATACGGAATAGCATAAACACATTTCGCATAACTCCAACCAGAATCACCGGCACATCCACGGGATCGAACAGCAAACCATCGAGTATATCCCGTGGAGCCGCTCGGAGTGTATGTTTCTGGTGTCGCCCAACTTCCTGACGCTCCAGTCGTTCCGCTTAACCGCTGAACAGCATACACTCCAAATGCTCTTGCACCGTCCACTTCTGCTGAATCACGAAGTAAAACTGACTGCCATTCGATATAGGACATCTGATAACCCGTGTCTGACGGATTGTTGGCACTCCATGCAAATGTGCATACGTTTTCGAGGTTTTCGTCAGGTGTGGCGGAAATACTCGGAGCGGCAGGAGCTCCAAACCAATATGTGGAATAAGACCAGTCTGACCATGATGTTTCGTACATGGTGATCTTCTTTGTGGTTGTTTTTCTCCACGGGCTTCTGATACCTCTGACACGTATACCAACACTGGTAAGTTTTGCATATGTGTATGGCCAATAATTCGCAAAATTGACCGTCAGGAATGTCTTTTCCTTTGTGCCTGTCCCAATAGATACATCCGTCCATTTACCGCCGTTGACCTGATACTGCAACTGCTGTCCGGAACTGTAATTGCTGTCGCCCTGCTTCCAGGACGCCGTAAATGATCCATTGCTCCTTGTGATCGACAAACTGGTTGGCTTTTCTGTTTTATGAGTTTTTCTAACTGGTTTTGGGTTTGATTTAGATTTAGCCATATTATGCCGTCCTCGTAATCAATTGCAGTTCACGCATCAATCTGCGTGCATAATCCTCCGGAGCCTCGGAGCCGTCAACTGTGATGTAGAAATTGTTTGTGGTTCCGCCCGATCCAAACATTTCTTTTAGCTTATTCTCGCCAAGCAGAACTTCTCGGTCGGCGGAATCACCGACACCGATGATTGTCGGAGTGTCGAAAATCGCACCATATTGCGCTGCCTTTGCGTACCATGCAACATTTACAGACGGGACCCGTCCGCTCTTTGCGTCGAACGATCCGCTCATGCTGAAATGCGGTATTGCTATGTGCTGATTAAAGCTGAATCTCGTACTGCTGAATGCGCCCTGCAACGATCTGATGGATGACTTCGCACTGGAAACCACCTTGTCCATCATGGTTTTCATACTGGATTTAAGATTCGCACCCTTGATCGCATCCGAGGCCTTGCTCATACCGCTCTTGACCGCACTGGCAAACGAAGTCATGCCCGTCTGTGCGCTCTTGCCGGATGCCTGTATCTGCTTCAGGGACGTTGAAATTCCCTTCAGCTTGGTCGATGCACCGCCCGCCTCGTTTGCTGCCGTGACGATCTTTGTGACACCGGCTGCTGTCGCCGCCATCGTTGCGCCCAGATCAAGCGCACCCGTGTTATTGACCAAATCCATGACAGCGCCGGCAAGCTTCTGGAAGCCTTCGCCCGCATTCAGCGCAGCCTCTCCGATCGAATCAAACACGCCTGAGATTCCATCAAGCACACTGGTCAGTCCGCCTGAGATTGCATCAATAATCTTTGTGATTCCATCGGAAATTGTTGTGATGGTGCTGTCTACGGTCGATCCGATGCTTTCCACGATACTTGTGATGCCCGGAGCACTTGCGGAAATGGTCGAAACCAGTCTTCCAACCGCATCAATCACCAACGAGATGCCCGCAGATGCCAGTGCAACAGCCCCGCCGATCATCAGCGCGGATGCCCCGAAAGCGAGGAAGCCAACTGCACCGGCTGTCATGCCCGGACCGACAGCGGATGCAACCGCCATCAGCGCACCGATTCCAACAGCCATTCCGGCAAGGATACCGATTGCAAGCCCACCTGCCTGCGACAGCTGAATTGCTGTGTCAGCAAGCGTCTTGATTGCCTGCGCCGCGATCCAGAGCGCTGCTGCCGCTCCAATCATCTTCAATGCGCCTGCTGCCGCTGTTCCGAGTGATGCTCCGATCGATGCAACCGGCTGAGTCGCTGTGGAAGCAGCTCCGCCCAGACCGCCCAGACCGCCCACAAGACTTCCGATGCCGCCTGTGATTTTGGATATGCCGCCAATGATCTTGCCGCCGATCGCAAGGAGCGGACCGGCAACAGCAGCGATGCCGGCAACCTTCAGAATCATTTCCTGCATCTCAGGAGACAGGCTTTCCCATTTCTCGCTCACTTTTCCGACAGCGTCAGAAATGCGCTCGAATATGTCTGCGATCATCGGGCCCGCTGTGTTGACAAGGTCAGCACCCGTGATCTTGATCTGGTTCATTGTGGTCTTGAATTTGTCGAGTGGGTCCAATGTCCCCTCGAACGTATTCGAGACAGAGCCTTCAAAATTACCCAGCGACGAATTGAAATCGCTGAGATTCAGAGTGCCGTTTGAGACCGCATTCTCGATTGCGGCACCCGCTCTTGTTCCAAACAGCTCATAAGCTGCTGCAAGCTTGTCGGACTCGGAACCATTGCCCTGCATGGTCTCTGTGAACCCTGCAAGCGCCTCGTCGAGTGTCTGACCGTCCTGCGCAGCGTTCTTCATTGCGGTCTTCAGACCCATCATCATTGCGGAAGTCTCAAGGCCTGCCATGGATGTGCTTCCCAGGAACGCAGCTGCGTCTTCAGCAGACATTCCCATTTCTTGGAACTGCTTTGCGTTGGCTGCCACCTGATCGGCAAGCGCACCAACATCGACACCCGTTTGCTGTCCGACTGTATTCAACGCATCCAGAATCGTGCCTGCTTTATCTGCTTCCAGACCAAAGCCTGCCATCATCTTGGATACGGAATCGACAGAGTTGGAAACGTCCTGACCATTCAAGTCTGCGAACTTAATGAACTGCCCTGACAGCTTTTCGAGTTCTGCTCCGGTTACTCCGAATCGAGTATTGACCTCCCCGATCGCAGCACCGGCTGTCTCAAAGTCTGTCGGGATGCTTGTCGCAATGTTGTTCAGAATGGTTCCCATGCTGTCAAGCGCATCACCTGAAGCGCCTGTCTTCTGAACGATGGTGTCAAGACCTGTGTCAACTTCTTTCCACGATGCAACAGCAGCCGTGCCGATCGCAACGAGCGGAGCTGTCACTCCCTTGGAAAGCGCCTTGCCCGCACCGGACATCTTTTTGCCGATAGCTTCCGACATGCTTGTGCCGACAGCTTTTCCGGCAGTGTCTCCGGCAGGGGTCGCCGCTTTTGTCAAATCATTTGTTATCTTCTCCTGTGCCCCTTGTAACACCGGGGTCACGAGTATTGTCGCTTGTGCTATTTCTGGCATGATATCGTGCCCTCTTTTCGTCAAACCACTTCTGGAGCTCATCGACCGGAAGTGGATCGGAACCAATGTGTCGTTCGTTATCAGGCGTTCGATCGGTCAATCGTGGATATGGTTTTGGCATTTTGCCACGCTTACCGTTGCCGATTGCAATCAGGTTGGTATTTATCAGGGAAAGCACATCGAAGATGTCCGCAAGAATCGCATTCGTCTTCAGTGCGCTCGCCCATATACCCACATCCGGATTTTCTTCGCTGATAATCGCCGAATCTGGTCTTACATGAGACAAAAAAGACTCGAACGCACCCCACGAGAGAGTGCGTCCGATGTCATCAAATGTGTAACCTGTCTGAGTCAACAGGTCATGTTCAACCGCCTTGCGATGCTCTGTGACATACTTCGCAAGGCTTATGATTCCCCCGGATTGCCACCATAAGACTTCTGTGTAGCATCAAGCCATGCCTGTGTGATGTCATCATAATCGATGTACCGCAGAGTCTTGGCGATCTTCTTCGGGATGTACTGGTTGAAGAATTCGATCGTCTTTTCCTTCGTGTCCAGTGATGCCAGATACTCAGGATTCAGGCTGTTGCCGAGAGGAATCTGAAAAGACTCATCCCCGATCGTCAGCTTCAGTGTTTCTTCTTCTCTTGGTTTTAAAGTAAATTCCGCCACCCTTATACCTCCTGTTTATGCGCCTTCGTCAATTACCATCTGGAAGCCATCACCGAGTGCAGTGACGGTCGGAATCCAGTTGATCGCAGCATTCGGAGCGAACGCAACGTTGTCAACAGCCGTGACCTGACCGTTTGTGCATCCGATCATGATCATTGCGTCTCCGTCCTTCATGAGCCACAGGAATGCCTCTTCCTCCGGAAGATCAGCAGCAGACAGATTGACATTGATCAACTTTCCGTGACCTGTTGCAGCAGGTGTCGTAGTTACATTGTCAGCGCCAACAACTGTCTTCAGAGCCTCTTCCGTGGTGTCCATGATTGGAGCCTGAATGGTCTCTGTGTGATCAGTCATGATTGCACGCTTAATCACGTTCGCCCAGTTCCGAAGATTCTCAACGCTCTTGTCTGTTGCAAGCGTGATACCCTCGTCAGATACGTCTCCAACCTTAGTCCATGCTGCATCAAGCTGTTCGGACGGATATTCCGGCAGATCAGTGCCAGCCGGCGCATGGTAGAACATTCCGGTCGCAAGACCAAGTCCTAATTTAACATCCATTTGTTATTCCTCCTTGGATACGATATAAGCTGTATCTTGTGTAATGATGCGGCTGTACGGCGACACCACTTCCAATGTCTCCTGATGCGCTACAACATCGAGCCGTGCAGAACACATCGCCAAATCCGGCCTGACGGGATCATTACCCCACGAGCCGGAAGAATTAACAGTTACATGACGCAGTTCAGATGTCTGTTCGTGCGCCACTGATTTCAGGATTGCGATTGCAGTATTGAGATAATCAAGTGCTTCTGCTTCCGTGTGCGCTCTTGAATCGATCACCACGCTGAATGTGTCGATGGTCTGTGAGTCTGTACCGCCCACCTGTGTGACAAGGATGTTCGGCAGTTCGTACTCAGCCGGAAGCGGCCTGCAATATGCAGTCATGTACTCGGACAGCGCACATCTGATCTCGTCCTCAATATCGATTGATTTATTAATAATCATTAGTACACCGCCTTGCTCAATGATTTATTCTCGGCCTCGTCTGCTGACGCTTCCGCATCTGCAACCACTCT